CTACTCATTGTTCAAAAGGAAGTTGGGAACTTTATACTGAAGTTGATAGATACGACTACGACCAACGAATGAATAGTAGTTCAGATTATTTTGCTGATAGTGGTAAAGTTGGTATTCGTTTTAGAAAAGAATTTGGCTCAACTTGTACTGATCCATATAAAAGAATGATGATTGAAAATATGGAACTTAAACAAGAATTAGAATTATTAAAATTATGTGGCAGATATAAGGAATTAGATTTAGGAGATTCTTTTAAAACTGTTCGCAAAAAATGTGAAGATGTGAACAAGAAAAATGATTAAATCTATATGTGCAACTTTATTGTTGTGTAGTTTATCTAGCTATAACTTTGATTTTAAATACTCAAACAAAGATGAATTTGTTAAAGGTATAACAGAGTGTACTGTTCATTTTAATACAGCTATACCACCTCAATACAGAGCAGTAGTTGTTATTTCTGTGGCTCAAGCCATACTAGAATCTAATTGGGGAGAATCACGATTTGCCAAATTAGGTAATAATTTTTATGGCATGATTCAAACTGATAAAACAGAGCCACACATTAAAGCTCTTGATAGTGATATACTTCTTAAAAAGTATGGAAGAAAATGTGAGAGTGTTGCAGATTACATTACTCTCCTTAATATAGGCAGAGATTTTGTTGAATACAGAAATGTAAGAGATAAAGAAACAGTTACAAGAGAAATTGATCTTGATGAAATTATTAATACTTTGCATACTTTTGCAATAGATAAAGAATATACAAAAAAAATAAAGAAAACAGTAGATTATTTATTACGAGAATACCCAGAAATTTTTTTAATAGTGAAAGGTCAAGATGTCTGATTGGGAAAAAGATGTAGCAGAATTAAAAACTGATGTGCGTTACATAAGAGAAGATATTACTATTATGCAAAAACAAATACGAGATTTAAACCAAACCTCAAACATGGGGATTGGAGGCTTGAAAGTAGCTTTATTTATAGGAGGAATATTATCAGCAATTTGGGTTTTTGTTAAACTCATGAAATAACTCTAATAAAGGAACTCCATGAATACAAAATCTATTATGATTTTGTCTGATACGCATTTTCCATATTCCAAGAAAGAATTTTTTAAATGGATTAAAAAGCTAAAAGATAAAATCAAACCTACTTTAGTGATCCACATTGGAGATCTAATAGATGCAAATTCAATTTCACAGCATATTCACAGTCCTGAACTGCACAATATTAAGTATGAACTTGAACTTGCAAAGAAAAATATAAAACAATTAAGAAAGATATTTCCATGTGAAATGAAAATCATGTGGGGTAATCACGATATTAGAATACAAAAACTAGCTGAGAAATCAGCTATTCCTAATTCCTTTCTTAAAGATATTAATGAAATACTAGACATAGATTCTAAATGGAAATGGACTTGGCATGACAAATTAATTGTAGATTTGCCAAATAAAACTAAAATGTTTTTTACCCACCATTTTAAGACAAATGTTTTGTCTAGTGCTAAAGAGTTAGGACTTAGCCTTTGCGTAGGTCATATGCACACTAAGGCTAGTCTTGAATATTGGTCATCACCTACTGCGTTAAACTTTGCACTTTGTGTTGGAAGTTCTATTGAGCCAAAACATGAAGCCTTTAAGTATGGTAAGAACTTTATTAAAAGACCTATTATATCAGTTGGAAGTATTAATAACTCTCAACCTCAATTACACCCTATGCCATTAAATGATGATGGTTCGTGGACTGGGGAAATCTGATGGATAAAATAAACCCACCTTATTATAGGAAAAAAATTCAGGTTACTGATTTTATTATTGAATATGACATGAACTTTTTAGAGGGTAACATTATTAAATATGTAACTCGCTACAAAGAGAAGAATGGGATTGAAGATCTTAAAAAAGCTAAATGGTATTTGGAGAAATTAATAGATGTACGAAGAACTTAAAGAACGAATAAAGGAACATGAAGGTTTTAAACTAGAACCTTATCAACTTTCTTATAGAACCAAAGATGGTAAGAAAGTAAAAGAAGATTTTTTAACTGGTGGCTATGGCCATAAGTTAAGTAAAGATGAAGAAGTACCAACCACTAAAGAGGGTTGGGATCTTTTGTTTGAAAAAGATTTTGAACAGGCTTTAAATCAAGCCAACCATTTTATTGAAAAAGATAAAGTAAAGTTAGAGGCTTTTACCATAGTGATAGAAATGGCCTATCAAATGGGAAGTAGCTTACAGAACTTTAAAAAGATGCAAAAGGCATTGGAAGAAAACAATTATGTTGAGGCTTCAGATCAAATGATGGATAGCAGATGGGCCAATCAAACTCCAAGAAGAGCATCTTGGTTAAGTTTATTAATGAGGGATTTATAATATGTTAGGTAAATTATTAGGTGGAGATATTGTAAAAAATGTTGGTGGAATAATTGACTCTTTACATACATCACAAGAAGAAAAAGATAATGCTAAAATTAAACTTAAAGAAATTGAAGCACAAATAAACAAAGCACAATCAGACATTAACCTTGCTGATTCTCAAAGCAAAGCAGGTGGTATCTCTGGTATGTTACAAAGATCTTGGAGGCCTTTAATTGGTATGTCATGTGCTTTAGCAATATTTTGGGAATATGTTTTTAAACAATTTTTAATGTTTTTTATTGCAACATTTAATGTTCAAACAGCACCATTACCAGAATTAGACATGGGTACTTTAATGCCTCTTGTCATGGCACTTTTAGGAATGGGTGCTTTAAGATCTTACGAAAAGAAAAATCAATTAACAAAGTAGAGGAGTAAAAAATGGAAACAATTAAATCATGGTTTTTAAGTCTAGGAAAACGAAAAAAAACATTAGTAGTTTTTGTAGGCGTAATCGTATTATTAGTTATTCTTTCTAAAATAGGAATAATCTAATGGCAAGAGATATGGAAAAACAAATTAAAGAACTTAAAAAACAAAATTCATATCTCTTAGATAGATTAGATAAAGCATATAATGATAAGATGTTATTACGCCAAGAAAGTATGAAATCTAAAAAAACAGTTAAAACAGTTAAAAATGTAGTTTTAGAAAATGGCAAAATATAAAGGAAGAACTGTTAAATTAAACAAACCCATGAAGGGTGATGTAAAAAAATTTAAAGTCTTTGTTAAAGATGGAGATAAAGTTAAAAAGATTAATTTCGGTGATAAATCTATGACTATTAAAAAAAATAATCCTGCCAGAAAAAAATCTTATTGTGCAAGATCTGGTGGGATTAAAGGAAAGAATAATAAACTATCTGCTAACTATTGGAGTCGCAGAATGTGGAACTGTTAGTGAGAAGTATAACAGAAGATATACTCTCTTGGTCAAAAGATTTTTTAGAACAACCTAACAAACACATTAATAATTTACCTGTTTGTCCTTATGCAAAAAAGGCAAGAACAGATAACAAAGTATCTATTATTGAACATAATAATAGCAATACTTTATTAGAAGAAGTTATTAATCAAGCTAACAACTTTAAAAATACTGACAAACAAATTTGTATTGTTGCTTGTAATGATTTGTTTATAGATGCTGATGAGTTACACAATTATATACACGCATTAAATTTTGTTTATGTGCCACAAGATATTTACTTGATGCCATTTCACCCTGAAGATGGTGAAGAAGAAATAGATTTTTTACAAGATACACATTGGGAAAGTGATAACGAGTTTCTTATGGTTTTAATACAACCATTTGATGAGTTAGAAAGAGCAAGTTCTCAGCTAACAAAAACAGGATATTATAATAATTGGCCAAAAGATTATTATGATGCAACTGTCAATAAACGAAAACAATATAGGAGATTGCGTCATGAGAGGCATGAAAAAAAGAGCTAAGAAAAAAGACAAAAAGAAAAAAAATAAAAAGAAAAATAAGAAAAAGTAATGTCTAAAAAAGTATGGGAAAAGCCTAGACCAAAAGGTTTAGGCAAACCAAAACCATTTAATAAATCTTCAACAAAATACAAGAGTGTTAAAGCAAGAGCAGACAAAAAGTTTGGCAAGAAAGTGAGTCTTGTTAAAAATATGTGGATTGCAAAACAAATGAAGGCTTAAAATGAGAATGGTTTTAGTAACTTGGTTAGATACCAATGAAAATTCTGTAGGTGGTTGGATTGAAAAAGTTGACTTAGATAAGTCTGAAGTTTGTTCTGTAGATTCACTAGGTTGGCTTTACAAAGAAAATGATGAATTAATTGTTATATTAGCTGATAAAGATACACATGACAAAGATGATATTTATGGTAGATCTCAGGTTATTCCTAAAGGTGTAATTAAGAAGATTCAGAATTTACAGGAAATATAAGGGGACTTTCTATTTTTTCTATTTCTCTTGGTTTGTATTCTTTTTCATTTTCCTCTACAATTAATTTATATTTAACTATTAAATCATCAATAGCACTTATCATCATGGGACAATGTTTATGTTTTTTAATATTTTGAAGTTCATCTATAAATGTTAAATAGTCAATCATTAATTATAATTTCTTCTAGCTCCCATCTTAATTTAATTTTTTTTTTATTTTGTTTTTTTGCAATTTAGAAAAAAGATTAAGAATTGTATTTACATCACTTTCATAAAAATATTGTTTATTTCCTAAATAACGAAATAAACTATCATCATTAGGAAATTCAACTTGCAATTTATCAATATTTTTTTTTAAAGTTTTTTCGTGCATTTTAAATTTACTTGCTAAATCTTTTCTAAATAACCAATCTTTTGTCATAATAATTCGCCTTGCCTTTCATCTTTTGGTTTCCATTGGAAGTAAAATAATTCGTGCATATTTCCTGAAAACTTATCAGGCACAGAATATCTTTTAATAGGTTTATCTAATTGAGAGTAAGGAACTAACATCTCCTCTCCCTGAACTTGTATTGTTAAATCATCAAATTCTTTTTTACATTTCTTAATATACTTATCTCTCACAGCAACTAAACTTCCATATTTACTTTTTACCTTAACAATCATGTAGCTAATCCTGACATTTTCATTTCATGTCTTTTATTAACTTCATCAGTTTGTAAAAGATCATCAAGTTTTTTCTTAGACTCGTATCTAACTTGCGATACTAAAAATTTTTTTAATGCAAGATTTTTTTGTTTTATGTGTTCAATATACTTATTATCTTTAGCAATAAGTTTTTCTGCTGATGTAGTATTATGACCATCATTTCTAAGACTTTCAAAAATATCGCTTTTTAAACTAGACTCTGTATCTTTTAATAATTCAAAAGCTGTTTTGTCATTGGCCCATTGTTCGCCCAACTCAACTGTTTCATTAATCATAGCTACTGGATCAAAAATATTTCTTTTATTAAATTGAAATTTATCGGTCATAACAACTCCAAATATTTTGGATCTAATTCATCTTTTAATTTATATGCGATATTAAGAAGATTAACTACTCGGACAAATTTATTAAATTCTTTATTTTTGTCTGCATGTTCGTGATGTGTCCTACATAAAAAAATTAAATTTTCAATCGTATCAAAACATTTATATTTACTGCCTCCACCACCTCTTTTTTTAATATGATGAACCTCGCCTCCCCATGTAGAACAATGGCTTAAATTGCATTGTTCAGTTTGTGCTAAGGTTAATTTATCCCACCAAAACTGTCTGTAAATATCAACATGATTTTTCATTTATAAAGTTTCTCTCCAATACCCCACAACATAAAAGCTATGGCTATAAGAATAACTAACTGTAAAATTTCTAAAATTAAAAGCATATTGAACTTTCTATTTTATCTGCATTGATAGGTTGTTTTTTTAAATGATGAATAACTGTTGTATGATCTCTTTTTAAAAATCTTCCAATAACAGTTAAACTTAAATTTGTGAGTTTGTTTGCTAAATGACAAAAATCAGTTCTTGCATTAACTAAATGTTTTTCTCTGCGAGGACTTATAAAATGAATAGCAGGTATTTCATAAAACAAACAAACTTCTTTTGAAATAACAGGCATTTTCCCTACTAAAGCAGGAGTCCAATGATCATGATATTGAATTAAAGGCCATTGGTTTTTTAATAATTTTCTAACAGCAATAATTTCTTCGTTTGTTAAAGTTTCTAATTCTGTCATGTTTTTAAAATTTCCTTTATTTTTTCCATAGCTTTTTCAGATCTTTTCTTATTATAAGAAGAAATCTGTTTATAATTACAGCTAGGATTATCTGAGAAGTGCATACCTAATCGTACCCATTTCATAGGACTTTTTCTTTCTATAAAAGGAGTTCCAAATATTAAATTTCTAATCATAGTTTTTACCCACATTATTTACGCATTGACAAAAAAATTGTAGTAGCGTGTTTTTGTTGTGCATCAGGTGGCAGTTTATTATACCAATCAAACTGCGA